CAGCCTGCATCGACTTGATGCGGGTGAAGGGCGTGTGGTGCGTGCCGTTCAGAACCGGCTTAACCCAAGACTGGTCGCGGTCGATGAAGGCCGGCGGGACGTCGAGGTTCTTGGCGTCGGGGAACAGAAGGTCGATGTTGGAAATACCGTAGGTCTTCTCGGCGTGAGCGATGTCCGCGTGCGTGAGACCGTTGGACTCGGCGACATCCATGAAGACGTCACGAAGCGAGTTTGCTCCTCGGCGGGAAGCGTCGGTGAGCGCATCGACGATAGCCGAGTGGAACAGGGCATCGTTGTCGGTAGGCGTATCGTTATTCTCGAAGATGTTGCTGTGTGCCACGGGGGTTCCTTCCTTGTCAGACTCCTCAGAGCCAGTCTCTCCCTCAGCGGCCTTTCCGATGAGGAACATAAGAACGTCCTTCTGCTCGTCGGTCATGGAGTCGACGATGTCCTGGACAGTCTTTTCGCCCGAAGACGAATTGGTGGGTTCAGATGCGTGGGAAATGTGTTCGCCGGTCATAATATATGCCTCATCTGTAGACTCGTAGGTGCCGTCACCGTGGGCGAGGGCGATGTTTTCGATCTTGGCGCCGGGATTAGCGCCAGATAGGACCAGAGAAACTTCGACGATGTTGCCGTGTTTGACATCACCACCACTCTGGGTAAGCTTGTTGGCGAAAATAGACATCGAGTCCACATCGCCGTGCTTCAGAAGCTCCTTTGCGTGAGCTGCTGAAGGGGTTTCGTTGAAGAAACCATAAGCGTAAACGCCTTCGGAACGATTCTCGAGCTGGACATGACCAAGCACGTTTTCGAGATTTGCGTGACCGTGCTGCCAGACCAGGGGGACAACATCTCCGTCGTTATCGGCGAAGGCGTTGTGCCGGATGGTCCTGCCGTCACTGCATCGAATATCGTTCTTGGTAGCCCAACCTGAGAAATCAAACGAATTCGTCATTCTCTTCCTCTTCCATTGGATCATCGGGCGGAGGTTCCGAACCTTCGTCCATTGGGTTAATGTTGGGGTTGCTGAGTGAGTCTCCGACCGGTTCCTCACTTCGAGGGAGTCCAAGATATGAACGAACCTCGTTTGGTGTCATGATCTGGGTAGTGACCATGCTCTGTGCGATCTCGGAGACCTTTGCGATCGATACGTTCTGGAATGGATCCCTGAAGTATTTGACCGTCTGTCCTTGTGATCGCGCAGTCTTTGTGATGAACGTCTTTGCCATGCTAGCTGTAATCTCGGAGACGATTGGCTCGATCGTGCGATTATAGTAGTTAAGCATGGTCTGCTCATCGGCAGTGCCATTAAACACGGCTTCGGGCATACCGAGGGTGTTGTACAACTGCTGAGTCAGATACTTGATCTGTTCGAGAAGATTGTTCTCTGCTGGACGATTCAGCTGAGTAAACTTCTCAGCTGCGTCCATATATGCAATGCCGAACTGACCATTGGAAAGTTGTCTCTCGACATCCTTCATTCGCTTTTCAGCTTCTTCCTTACGACGTTCGGTGCGAACTGTATAAGGAAGCTGAACAATCAGATCCAACTTCTTACCAGCAGCGGCATTGTCGATCGTATCCAGAATACGAAGCTTCGAACTCAGTCGGGAAGCCAGCGATCCCTTATTAGAGGTGATGGCGCCCAATGGGTTCTGTACAATTGATACGAGTCTCTTAGGTAGTTCGACCTGCTCCCGATTACCCGTCAGTTCGTTATAGACATCCACCACTACGGAAGTTGTCTTGAACTGAGCGACTCGTCCAACCCTTATCGTATATACATCATACGCGTTAGATCCCACTGGCGATGAGGAGTACTCCGTCGGTACGACGGCCGCAACCCCTTCTTCGAGGATGGTCAGGCATAGATCTTGGATAAATGACCGAGGGGTCTGATCTACGTTCGGTGTTACGGTTAGACAATCGTTCAGACCCGTAGACAGGTCTTCCATATACGTGTTGTCATAGTCACACCGAACATGCCTGATACCAATCTTAGAGACATCGACGGCGATCTGATTGAAAATCGTGTCGATGATGTTGGATTGCGGAATATACCGGAGAGGCGTCCTCGTCATTGGTGCGCTGGAACGAAGTTCGACGCTGAAAGGAGACTCTGTAGTCTCGGGATTCATGAACGCGTTCCATGCATGTGCGAGACGACCCATGTCACCTCCTTTCTATTCGTACTCATCACGATTCTGCTTATATGCGACAAGCGCATCCATCAGAGCCGCGACCGCGTCAATCTTCTGATCAGCGCGCTTCTTGTATAGTTTACGGTTACCGTTGGTATCCGAAATCACGATACAGTTACCCATGGCATACGACATGAGTTCCTGATCGAAATGGAGGTGTCGATCTTGAGCAAGTGCTTTCAACTCACCAAGAGGGACTGATTCTGTCTTAGCACCCTGGATTACCTTGACAATTCCATACTCACCGTGTTCGGTACCCCATCGCATGATGAAGTCCTTAGCATTGTACGGATCAAAGCCTACGGATCTGACATCGTACTCATTCTCTTCGATGAATGCTACGACGTCGTCATAGACTTCCATCATGTCTAGAATGGTACCGTCCAAAACCCGCAATGAACCTTCACGAATGAAGTGTTCATACTTCTCTCGAGCAGCTCCAGGAAGCTTGAGGTGGGTTCTCGACGAGATGTAACATCTGGTCTTGACTCCGAAGCTATCCGCGGTTAGCGGGAACAGGAAGGTGAATGCACAGAAGTCATCACCTTGCGAAAGGTCCAGACCCATTGAACACGGCATCCCCCAGAACTCCCTCTTCCTTTGCGGGAGGGTCTCCTGGTACGTGAAGAAGTATGTGTAACCCTCCATCGGGATGCCGAATCGCTTAGCTAGGATATCGTTTCTAGCTTCCGGGACATTCTCAGCACGATTCACATCTCGCTGATAGGTCTCATACGATACGGTCCTACCTATGTTCGGCTGTGCCTTCATCCACATGTCGGGATTGGCTACCTCGCTCACATCATCCAACCTATAGTGCCAGATGGATGTGTGCGGATCATAGTACTCGCCCTTCAGGATCTTCGCAAGTTCCATTTTGATGCTATCACCAACGGAGTTACGAACGGTACCTTCGGACGAGATGGCTACGATCACCCAGTCGTCAATTTTCGATGCGCCCTGTTCCAGAGCGCCTACAACGTCCTCACGAACGTCGCCCGACAACCATTCGTCAACAGTATTGACCTTGGTTCGGAGGCCCTGAAGCTTGTCGATGCGCATCGGGCGGACCTCGACCAGGGAGCCATTGAGGAAGTTCTCAATACCCTTCTTGGTAGAGGCCAGCTGCTGGCGCATCGCTCTGTTACCTGTCGTGTTCTGTAGGGATCCTACGGTCAGGAACTTGAACAAAGGGCCTGGAGCTCTAGTTACAGCAGTACGCATAGGAGACAGCGTCTCTTCTGCTTGAGCCATAGTGGGTGCTGTCGCTACCTGGTGTGTAGACGAGGTGTCAATGTTCAAGAAGTATGCTTGCAGGAATGCTGCGTACATAGACTTGGCCGCACCTCGGGCGACAATCAGGTATTGCTTGTTAACGAGTCGCTTCTTAATACGCTTTGTGACATAGTGGCCACCATGTCCGTCTTCGTAAGGCTCGTACACGGATAGTTCTTCGAAGTAGAACCATGACAGAAGCGACTCCGCCCACAGTTTGAAAGTCGGGAGCATCCTAACTGGGGAACCATCGGTCAGAGTGAGTTCCGCTTCGCAGTAATCGATGAATCCGTCGATGGCGGTACTATCGTAATAGTACCTAGGGTTTTCGATCAGCTGATCGATCCGGTTCATCTCCTTAGAGATCTCCTGACAGACCGGAATGTCTCCTCGGATTACTGCGTCACGGAACTCCGCGTAGTATTTCGGAGTTTCTGTGTTGGAAAGCATACTAGATCTTGATTCCAGCCGCTCTGAATTGGTCGTAGAAGTCCTTATGGCGCTGTCGTTCTGCTACCCTCCTAGCGGCGGAGCGAATACCATCGATGCCGGTCTTTCGGACCTTGTTATACACCGACTGGCCGACTGAATGTGCTCGGTCTTTAATAACCGAGTTTGCAGGTATGATTCCCAAGGCTTGTCCGCCCTTAAACGCAGCCGCAGTAGCCAGGATTCCAACACTGACATTCCGGTAATTACCAAGAGCTACGTTCTTAGCACCTCTAGCGGCCTTGCCGACGCCCTTTACAGCGTCAGCCCGACCTCGTTTGGAACGTGCTTCCTTACCGCGCTTTTCCCAGTCGGTATTAGCCACGTGATGGTCAAAGGCCTTCTTGTACGATGGATCCTTAGATCGCTGGTTGACCTTAGCCTTGATCAGCTTCCGTCTATTACCAGCACCCTCGCCGTAGT